GCCAATCCAGAAAATAATAATCAAGGTGGACCATCATTAGATGAACCAACATTTACTGATTTAGAACCAAGAGCTGCTGGAAGTAGTGGTGATGGATATATTTGGAAATATCTTTATAGTGTAAGACCAAGCCAAGCAATTAAGTTTGATTCTACTGAATATATTCCTATTCCTGATGATTGGTTTACTAGTGCTACATATGCTCCTATGAGGGAGAATGCATCTGCTAGTGGACAACTTAAGATTGCTACTATTTTAAATCGTGGAGTTGGTCTTGGTACTGCTAATATCACTTATACAAATGTTCCTGTTTTAGGTGATGGGCAAGGTGCTAAAGCAACTGTAGTTATCAATAATGATTCTAAAGTGGAATCAGTTACTATTGCTCAAGGTGGTGGTGGATATACTTATGCTAATGTTGATTTAGAAGCAGGTGGAGTTCCTACTGGATCTACTATTCCAGTCTTTAATGTTATTATACCTCCTCCAGGTGGTCATGGTTATGATGTATCATTAGAGTTGGGTGGATTAAATGCTATGGCATATTCTCGTTATGAAAATGATACTGAAAACCCTGATTTTATTACTGGAAACCAGTTTTCTAGAATTGGTATTATAAAGAATCCTCAAGCACAAGGATCTACTGAGATGTTGATTCAAGATAAGGCAAGTGCTTGCTATGCTCTTAGATTGACTGGTACTGGATATAGTTCAGCAGTCTTTCCAGCAGATGGATTTATTACACAAACTGTAGGTATTGGATCTACTGCTGTAGGAAGGATTATTTCCTATGATCAAATAACTGGTGTATTGAAGTATTGGCAAGATAGGACTACTGCAGGATTCAATTCTAATGGAACTGCTAATCCTGATCCAATTTATGGATTTAGACAAAATCCATTTAGGCATGATATAGATGCTGTTGGTGAAACTAATGGTGGTAGTTTTACTATCACTGGTGGTAGTGTCTCCCTTGGTATTAATACTGAGTTCCAAGGTGTCTCTACTGTAATAAATAATCGTACATATTATCTGGGTCAAAACTTTGTAAGTGGCGTCGCCCAACCAGAAATTAAGAAATATTCTGGAGAAGTGTTATATGTCGATAATAGACCTTCTATAACTAGGTCTAAATCTCAAAAAGAAGACGTTAAAATTATCTTGCAGTTCTAAAAAATCATGCCACAGGAAACCAATTTAAATGTAGCTCCATATTTTGATGATTTTACGCCTGATAGTAATTACTATAAGGTGTTATTCAAACCTGGATTTCCTGTTCAGGCAAGAGAGCTTACGACGATGCAGTCGTACCTTCAAAATCAAGTTGAAGATTTAGGAAATCATCTATTTAAAGAAGGAGCTAGAGTCATTCCTGGAGGAATGTCTTTTAAAGATCAATTTAGGGGAATTCAAATTGATCCTGAATTTTTAGGAGTACCTGTTTCTTTATATCTTGATAGATTAATAGGTCAAACTATTAAAGGTGCATCTTCTGGGGTTAAAGCAAAAATTGTAACTTATATTACTGATGAAGAATCTGAGAAAGGAAATTATACACTATACATTTCTTATCTTGAGTCTGGAACTAATGATGGAGTAGAAACTTTCTTTGATAATGAAGTTTTACAAACAGAAACAGATATTAGTTATGCTACAACATTTATTGCTGCTGGTGAAGGTTTTGCTAATTCAATTTCTACAGATTCTAATGTCACTGGAATGGCATTTCAAGTTTCTCAGGGAATTTATTTTCTTAGAGGATATTTTGTAGATGTTCATAGTCAAGTTTTAATATTAGACCAATATAGTAATACAAATAGTTGGAGAATTGGTTTAAAAGTTAATGAAGAAATAATTTCATCTGATCTTGACCCATCATTAACAGATAATGCCCAAGGGTTTAATAATTTTACTGCGCCTGGTGCTGATAGATTAAAAATTTCAGCAACTCTTGCTAAAAAAGAAATTAATGAACTTAATGATGAGAATTTTGTTGAACTTACTAGAGTTAAAAATGGTGCTCTAGAAAAAGATGTAGTTATCACTGAATATAATCATCTTGCTGATGAATTTGCTAGAAGAACATGGGATGAATCTGGACATTATTATTGTAAAGATTTTACAACAACTGTTAGAGAGTGTTTGAATAATGGTATAGGTAATAGAGGACTTTATACACCTGGTCAAATTACTGAACAGGGAAATGAACCTAATGATAACTTGATGGTTTATAAGGTATCTCCAGGTAAAGCATATGTAAAGGGATATGAAGTTGATAGGAGAACACCAGCATTATTTGATGTAGTAAAACCTAGATCTGTAAAAACTGTTAATAATCAATCTATTAACTTTGGTTTTGGACCATCATTTGAAACAAATAACGTTACAGGATCACCTGTAGTTGGATTTAATACTAGTGCTACTGTAAGTCTTAGAAGTGAAAGAGTAGGAACTGATAGTAGACCTGCTACTACATCATCTGCTGCAGGAAAAGAAATTGGAATAGCTAGATTATATGATTTTGCTTTAGAAACAGGATCTTATAATTCCACATCTCCTACAACTAATGTATGGGATATGGCACTATGGGATTTACAAGCTTATACTGATTTTACTGTTAATACTAATGTAAATCTATCAGTCCCAACTCGTATTGAAGGTAAATCTAGTGGTGCATCTGCATATTTGAGGTATGCTGTAACTGCTGGAACTGCATTCACTGGATATGAAGTAAAAGGAAATTTCTTCCCAGGAGAAAGATTAAGTTTTAATGGTATAGATGATAATGATAGATATACAACTAATATTGATAATCATGAAATATCTGATTTTCAATCTTTGTGGGGTAGTACCACTACAGCAGCAGGTGTAGCAGTAACATTTACTGCAGATATAGTACCAAAGACAGTTCGTTCCTTTGGTGGTGGTCAAGTTACAGGTTTAAGTGGAAGTCCTCGTACATCTACTATTACTAGTCCTGGTCAAAGTTTTATTGGTATAGTAACTACTGGTGCTCTTATTAAGTATAATATACCTGGAGATACACTTTCTACTCTTAATCAAGTAACTGCAGTTAGTGATACTTCAATAACAGTAGTTGGAGTACAAACTGTTGCTGGAGTTTTTGCTGGCGGACCTCCTACATCAACTAAAAGTGTTAATAATATTGAATTAGTTGCAACAGAAATACAAAAAACTAATGGTGGTGGAAACGCAGCAGATAATGAGAGTCTTTATAGTATTCTTCCTAAGCAAAATGTACAATATGTTGATCTAGTTAATTCTAATTTAGTTATTAGAAGGCAATTTGATGCTTCTATAACAAATAATGCATCTCCAAATATTAATGCTGATCCTGGAGAAGTATTTTTACCATTTGATGCAGAAAGATATACTTATATTAGAGGTGATGGAACAACAGAAGCACTAACTGCTGATAAGTTTTTCTTAACTAATGGATCAACCACATTAACAATTAGAGGATTAGGAACAAATGATACTAATGCAAAACTAGTTGCAACTCTTCGTAAGAGTGGTGTAACTTCTAAGAAGAAAATTAAAAAAGTATCTGTAAATGCTCTTATAGACAAATCTAATGTAGCAGCATCTGGTATTGGAGCAACTACATTAAATGATGGTTTAACAAACTCGGTAGATGGTTTAGTATTCCCTTATGGAACAAGAGTTCAGGATGATAGAATATGTTTGAATCATCCTGACGTTGTTAGGGTTTATGGTATTTTTGAAGCATTAGGGACAGAAGATCCACAATCTCCTAGTTGTGTTCTTGGTTCTATAGATGGACCTACATCTAATACTAGTGATCTTATAATAGGAGAAGAATTTACAGGTACATCTAGTGGAGCTAGAGGATTATATTTGGTAAGAAAGAGTGATATTAGTATTAACTTCATCTATTTGAATAATAATACATTTGAACCAGGTGAAATAATAACTACTAATGAATCTAAAATAACTGCTATTTTAACTACAGTTGCTAATAATAGTGAAAATGTTACAACTGATTATACATTCGAAACAGGACAAACAGGAGCTTATTATGGATATTCTAGTATTGTTAGAAAACCAGATTCTCCAGTTGCTTCTAGAAAATTAAAAGCTTACTTCTCTAGAGCCACTTATGATAGTAATGACAGTGGTGATATAACAACAGTTAATTCATATAGTGCATTCCATTATGGAACTGAAATTACTAGAGTTAATGGTAATAGACTTGCAGATATTATTGATGCTAGACCTAGAGTTGGAGAGTATGCTGTAACTGCTGGTACTAGATCACCTTTTGAATTTAATGGAAGAAGTTTTGATGATAGTGCTAATAGTGGAGCACAACATAGTTCAAAATATGTTTTAGCTAATGATGAATCTATGTCATTCAGCTTTAATTATTATCTTCCAAGAGTAGATAGATTGTATATTGATAAAGAAGGTTTCTTACAAGTTGTGTATGGAACTCCAGCAGATAATCCTCGTTTGCCAGAAGAAATAAGTGGTGCAATGAATGTTGCAAATGTATATTTACCTGCTTATCTCTTTAATACATCTGACGCAAAGGTTAAATTTATTCAACATAAGAGATATCAGATGAGTGATATTTCTAAGTTAGAACAAAGAATTAAGAACTTAGAATATTATACTTCATTGACTTTAGTTGAATCAGAAACAATGAATAAGTTTGTTCCTGATGCTAATGGATTGAATAGATTTAAATCTGGAATATTTGTAGATAATTTTACAACTATAGAACCACAAGATACTAGTGTTGGTGTTAGAAATGCTATCGATAAAAAGAAAGGTGTATTAAGACCTTCTCACTATACTACTGCCATTAATCTTCAAGTTGCTACTAATGCAATTCCTGGAATTGGTCAAGGAACTGCCACTGATACAAAATATGCAACACTTGCTGGTACTAATGTAAGAAGGACAGGTCAGGTAATTACACTTGATTATAGTGATGAATTATATCATTTCCAACCATATGCAACTAGAATTGAAAATGTAACTCCTTTCCTTGTTATGTTCTGGAAAGGTATTATTGATCTAGAACCAGATACTGATGTTTGGATTGACGTTACTAAAATGCAACCAAATGATATTATGATGGAAGGTTCTTTCCAAGGTATTGCTGAAGCATTAAATGCTGAAATTAGTACTGGTGCTGATGGTAAGAGAATGGGTATTACACCTCAAGTTTATAATTCTTGGGAAACTGTTGGTGTTAATATGAATCTTGGTTTATCTAATGAACAACAAACAATACAAAATTCTAGTAGTAATAACTTTAATGCAGCAGTTCAAGGATTATTGAGTGATGTTAATATTGGTAATCAACAGATTTTAGATCCTAGTGATTCTATTATTAATAATATAACAGCAACTGGTGGTGTTTCATTACATCAACAAAGAACTGGTACTCAGCAAGTTGTTCAAGAACAAATTGATACTTCATCTCTAGGTAATAGAGTTGTTAATAGAGATGTTATTAACTTTATGAGGTCTAGGGATATCCAGTTTACTGGTAGAGACTTTAAACCATACGAAAGAGTTTATGCATACTTTGATGGTGTAGATGTTACTAAATTCTGTGTTCCTAAATTAGTTCAAATTGAAATGACAGAAGGAACATTTAAAGCAGGTGATAGGGTCTTCGGGATTATGCCTTCTGCAATTCAGAATGGAACTTCTAATTCTGCTGGAAGTCCAAGACTTATTGCAAGAGTTGCTAAATCTAATCATAAGTATGGACCATATGATAATCCTACTGACATTTATACTCTCAGTCCATATAATAGAAACTTTACTATACCAGCAGATTATAGTAGTTCATCAGTAATATTGAATATAGACACTTATGCTCTTGCATCTGATGATCAACCTGCATTGGAGGGTTATATTGCTGAAGGAATGCTTTTGATGACACTTGGGGGTGCTAGAGCAAAAGTAACTGGTCTTAAATTAATTCCAGATAAAAATGCTACTGTTATAGGTACATTCCATGTTCCTGATTCTGATTCATCAGCCAATCCTATTTTTGAAACTGGAAGATCTACTTTCAGACTTACAGGAAGTGCAACTAATAGTAAAATTAAGGGTACTTATAATACATCTGGTGAAGCACAATTCTATTCACAAGGTGATGTAGATACTACTCAAGAGTCTACTTTATCTTTAAGAAATGCTAGAGTTACTCATACTGATTTCCAAGAGACACAAACAATTGGTGGTACTGCACAATCAAATACAATTCAACAAGTAAGTGGATTTGATGTTATAACCAATGTAACTCAAGATATTACTCAGATTACTAATATCACTAATGAGATTACAGAGGTTACTGAAGTTACTAATGTTGATGCAAGAGTTACTAATGTATCTAACGTTAGAAACGTTACTGAGGTTACTAATGTCAATAATACAACTCAAGTTACTCAGGTTATTAGAGAACCTAGAGAAAACAATGATGATGACCCAATAGCACAAACTTTCTCAGTTAATGATCTTACTGGTGTCTTTGTAACTAAAGTTGATTTCTACTTTGCAGAAAAGGCAGAAAATATACCTGTAACATTCCAGATGCGTACTACTGAGTTGGGAACTCCAACAACTAAAGTTCTTCCTTATTCTGAAGTTACTTTAGATCCAACTCAAATTAATACATCTGATAATGCTACAGTTCCTACAACATTTAGATTTAAATCACCAGTTTTCTTAGAACCAACAACAGAATATGCTATGGTTCTAAAATCCAAAGTTACTGATTATAAGGTTTGGATTTCTAGATTAGGAGAAGCAGATGTTAGAACATTAGCATCTGAGGCAGGTAAGGTATTAGTATCATCTCAGCCAGTTCTTGGATCACTCTTTAAATCACAGAATGCTTCTGTATGGACGCCAAGTCAGTATGAGGATCTTAAATTTGAT